CGATATTGCCTCATTCAAAGTCATATTGGCTAGATGATCGGCAGCACGATATATGGAACGCATAAAAAGAATTTTAAGAATTAAGGTAAAATCAAAGGAAACCGCTACCGCCGTTCCGCAATTGGAACGCGCAATGCTTCCCAAAGTAGAAACGAGAATAAAGCGTGGCGATCACTAACGGCTATTGCACACTCAACGATGTAAAGGCAGCGCTCAACATTGAAGATTCAATGGATAACGCTGCAATTGAAGTGGCTATTGCTACTGCCAGCCGAATGATTGACGATTACACAGGCCGTTTCTTTTACAAGGATGGCACCGCTTTGGTGCCTGCCACTCGTTACTACACACCAACCGATTATTGGGTTCTCCCAACTGATGACTTTGTAAGCATCAGCGAAATTGCAACAGATGATAATTTTGATCGTTTATACGGCACTGTATGGACTGCAACAGATTCAATGTTTGAACCAGTTAACAATCCTTCACGCGGTTGGCCAATGAGCAGAATTCTTGCCGTTGGTTCCTATGTTTTCCCGTGGAACTTGCCACAATCAGTACGCGTTAAGGGTGTTTTTGGATGGTCAGCCGTACCCGCTGAAGTCAATAGCGCGGCTCAAATTCAGGCATCCCGCCTGTTCCTGCGCCGCCAATCACCATTTGGTATTGCAGGCTCAACAGATATTGGAACAGTGCGCTTGGCTGCAAAGCTAGATGCCGATGTAGAGGCGCTATTGCGCCCATTGCGCCGTAATAATGGTTTGGCCAAGTAATGTTACCAAGTCAGGTTCGTGAAGGCTTAAAAGCCAACCTTGAGGCAATTAAGGGTATGCGTGTTTATGACCTTATCCCAAGCGTGCCAGTTGCACCTGCTGCAGTCGTTGGCCAGTTGGACTTTACCTTTGATTTGAACAATGCCCGTGGCTTAGACCAGGCAAACCTTGATGTTGTTGTTTTGGTTCAACGCTTTACAGAGCGTACTGGCCAAAACGATCTTGATAAGTACCTTGCAGGTAGCGGGGCTTACTCAATCAAGGCAGCAATTGAATCTGATCTAACTCTTGGTGGCGCTTGCAACACATTGCGAGTTACATCAGCCGAAGCGGGAACTTACGCCGCAGGGGATATTGAGTATCTTTCATATCGTTACCGTCTCACCGTTTGGGGATAAGGAGAAAAATGAGCTACACAGTTACCTCGGACAATTTCGAGGCGAAGAAAAAGGGTGAATCAATCACCGATAAAGAATTGCTTGAACTAGGACTGAACGCAAATGCCCTAGTTGCAGGCGAACACATCAAGAAATCAGCACCAGCAATCAAACCAGCAACAGTAGAGGAAACAAAATAAATGGCCCGTATAGTCCTAACAGATGCTTCAGTTGTAATTAACGGCATCAATTTGAGCGAGTTTATTACGAGCGTGGCAATCTCATCCAGCGAAGATGTAGTTGAAACAACTGGTATGGGGTCAGGTGGGGCGCGTACCCGCGTTGCTGGGCTTGGAGATAATTCACTAACACTTGAGTTTAATCAAGATTTTGCAACATCAGGTCCTGAAGTGACAATTAACGCAGTTGGTTCATCACTTGTTGGAACAACAACAACAGTTGTTGTAAAGCCAACATCAGGTGCAGTAAGCGCAAGCAATCCTAGTTACTCATTTTCAGCCGTTGTTGCAGAGTGGCAGCCACTTTCAGCAGCAGTTGGCGAGTTAGCAACAGTTTCTGCAACTTGGCCAATCTCAGGAACAATCACAAAGGCGGTTGCATAATGGCGCGTTTAGTTTTAACAAATGCTTATGTTCTATTTGCAAGCAATGATATTTCACAATATGTAACATCAGTTTCGCTTTCAACTAGCGTGGATGTTATTGAAACCACGGGGCTTGGCTCATCAGCTCGCACCCGTGTTGGTGGGTTGTTTGATAATTCTGTAACGCTAGAATTTAATCAGGATTTTGCAGACAATGCGCTTGAAGAACTTGTAAATGGTACTTCACTTGCAACAACAACTGTTGGAACAACTGTAGCAATGGAAATTCGCCCAGTAAATACAACAGTTAGTGCAAGCAATCCAAAATACACATTTAACGCTTTGATTTCAGAGTGGCAGCCACTATCAGGTGCCGTAGGTGAGTTGGTTAGCGTAAGCGCGACTTGGCCGATCTCAGGCGTTATTACAAAAGCAATTTCATAATCTACTAAGGGGGAAAAGATGGATGGATTAGCAGTAAAAGTAAAAACAACTGATGGTGTTGAAAAGTCATATAGATTAACGCCACGCATTATTGTTGCTTTTGAACAAAACTTTGGTGCAGGTATGCCAAAGTTGCTGGGAGAGCAACAAAAAGTGGAACACATCTATTGGCTTGCTTGGAAATGTCAACAAGTTGATGCTCAAAATAATGGTGGAACACCAGTTAAATTATTCGGGCCTGACTACTTAGATACAATCCTCAGCGCAGAATTGGATTCAGATAGTTCTTTCGAGTCCACCGCAACAGCCTAACTTATACGGTTGCTGCGGTGGCCTGCGAAACTGGTATTTCTCCAATTGATCTAATGGATGCCCCTGAAGGCATCTTTGAAGCAATGACGATTTACTTGAAGGAACGAGCTAAAACAAATGGCGGATGATGTAATTGTTTTATCGGGGATTAAAGAAACTATTGATGCCTTAAAAGGCTTTGATAAAGATGCCGTTAAGCGTTTCAATAAAGTTATCAATACTGAACTTGCTGGCGCTCAACGGGATGCCCGTAACATCATCCAAGATGAACCACCGATGAGTGGCTGGCGTAAGTCCGATGCTGCTAAAGGCCGTGTTCGTGGTGGTAAAGGTTGGCCAGGCTGGGATGCTGGTGAAATCAAAAGCAAGATTACAAAGACAAAGGCTCAAGGCAAAGTTCGTGGAGATTACACAACAAGCGCTGGTGCTTTGTTGAACAAGTCTGCAGCAGGTGCAATCTTTGAAGTTGCTGGCCGCGTTGCATCAGGTACAAAGCGAATGACTGCGCAATCCTCAAGTGGGCAGTTCTTGCGTACAATTGGCAACAGATTTGGTAAGGCTTCGCGTGTAGTATGGCGTGTAGTTGATAAAGATAGATCAAAAATTGAAGCAAATGTAAATCGTGCTTTGGAACAAGCAAAGGCAGATTTACAAAAACATTTGAACAGAGAGCGAGCATAACAAATGGCAGTTGGCGCAATTGTTGCCCGCATCCTCACCCAGTATTCTGATAAAGGTTCAAAGGCTGCTCAAAAGGATATTTCAAAACTAGGCAAAAACATTGATGGTTTTGCTAAGAAATCCACAAGAGCATTTGGCCTTGCTGCAGCAGCATCAGCCGCACTTGCAATTAAAATTGGCAAGGATGCAGTTCAAGCTGCAATAGCAGATCAAAAATCTCAGGTATTGCTTGCAAACTCTTTGCGCAACACTGCAGGTGCCAGCAATCAGGCAATCGCAGGGGTAGAAAATTATATAACTTCGCTTCAAAAGCAATTCTCTGTTGTTGATGATGATTTAAGGCCTGCAATGGCTCGACTAACTGCAGCCACGGGTTCAATTACTGCAGCACAAGGATTGATGCAAACTGCGCTGGATGTAAGCGCATCATCAGGTGCTGATTTGGAATCTTCAGTTGGCGCAATTATTAAGGCAACAAGTGGCCAGTTCAAGGCGCTTAAAACCCTTGTGCCTGGTTTAACTACTGCCACAATTAAATCAAAAGATTTTGGTAAGGCGCTTGAAGAAGTTAATAAGCAAACAAGTGGCGCAGCAGCAAAACGCGCTGGAACTCTTGAATATCGCCTTGCAGGATTAAAAATTGCATTTGGTGAAATCCTTGAAACTTTGGGATATGCGCTTTTACCAGTTATTGAAAAGTTTGCAACGACCATTTCAACAAAGATTTTGCCAGCAATTGAAACTTGGGTAACTCTTAACAAGGACAAGTTAGCGGCTAGTTTCCAGATCGCAGCAGATTTTGCGGTTAAGTTGCTTGCAGTTGCTATTTCATTTGGCGATTGGGTTTCAAACAATATGGGCCTTGTTAAAACAATGGCAGCCATTATTCTTGGAATGTTTGCAGTTGGTCGCGCTTCAGCCTTTATTATTATGCTTGGCCAAGTCACTGCTGCAATGGCAGTGCTTCGCACCACCGCAGCAGGTGCAGCAATTGCATCAGCTTTTGCAACAGGTGGAGTAAGCGCAGCAGCAGGTGCAGCAGCGGTTGCAGGAATTGTTGCTGCAGTTGGTATTGGTATGATGGCACCAGGAACTACTGCAGGCGGTAGTGGTGGCAAAACAGTGCCATCAACAGGCAACCCATTACCTAAACTTGGAGCAAGTGGCGCACAAAGAGGCAAAGCATCAGTTCTAGGTTTCCCAAATAACTTTGGCGCACCAGCACCAGTAATTCCAACAACTGTTGATACAACCGCTGAAGCACTAAAGAAATTTATTGCATCACTTAATGCTGGAAATAAAACATTAAAAACTACAAAAACACTTCAAGATGCAATCAATGCTGAAGCGGTACGGCAGAATTTGGCTCGCCAAGCAAAACTTTCAGGTTCATCAACAATTGCTATTGGTGGTTCAGGCTCACTTGCTTATGGACCAAGAGGCGGAACAACTGTTGTTGTTAACAATGCAGGCTCTGTAATTACTCAAGAAAACCTTGTTACAAGTATTGTTAACGGTATTGAACGCACAACTCGCCGTAGCTTTGGAACTGTTGGAGCGTTTGACATACTATGACCGCATTTGACGGAATCACATCACCTGCAATTGCCGTTCAGTTTCTTAAAAGCGGAACTTGGACTTCAGTAACAACAACTGATGTAATTCAGATTGATATACGCCGAGGTAGAACACGCCAAAGCGAGCGCGATCAGGCAGGCATTTCAGTTGTTGTTTTCAATAACACCAGTGGTTATTATGACCCTGACAATACAAGCGCTGGTAGTCCGTGGGTTGTTTCAGGCTCAAGCATTTTGCGTGATGGCTTGCAAATGCGTGTTGTTGCAACTATCGGTGGAACCGCTTATCCGCTTTATTACGGCTTTCTTGAGGAAACCAAAGTAAATCAGGGCGAAGCACCAAGCGTAACAATGACATTTGTTGATGGTATTGCATATATTGCCGATGCCCAAGCACCAGCACTTTCTGCTGCCGCATATGCAGAAACCGCAGCCACGCGCGTTGGCCGTATGTTGACCTATGCAGGATGGACAGGCTCAACCAGTCTTACTGGCACTGTTAACCTTTTGCCGACAGTGCAAAACGGCAGTTGTATGAAGTTTATTTACCAAGCCGTTGATGCCATTGCTGGCCGTTTTTATATTTCACGCTCAGGTGTGGCAACACTTGTGCCATTGGCAAACAAGTTTAGCCGCCCAACTCAGTTGCTTTTTACAGATACTCAGGCAAGCAATACTGTTGGGTATAGCCAACTTTTTACTAACCCTGGCACATATTTTGTGGTAAATCAGGCCATCATTAACCGTGGAGAAAACAAGCAATACACATCTCAATATAACCCAAGCGTTAATGCTTATGGCATTGCTAAAAGTGTTTTTGATGCACCTGTTGCTACAGATTCCAATGCTCAGAATTTAGCTTTATACGAATCACGGAAATTGGCAACACCTGATACCTATGTTGAACGCATTGAATTTAACGCTTTGGCAGTTGGTACTTATGGCTTACTTTACCCTGATTTTCTAGCAACAGAATTGGCCGATCAGGTGAGCGTTGTACGCACAACCTATGATGGCCGCACTATTCAGTGGAACCTTGTAGTTGAAGGTATGGCTCACACCATTACACAAAACAATTGGCTTGTGTCCTACACAACTTCAGCCATTAACCCGTATTCAATTACAATCTAGGGGGTAACTGATGCCATTATGTCCACAAATCGTTAATACCCCAATTACAGTTTCACTAACTGCAGATTTTACAGTTACCGATGTTGTGCCAGTAGTGCCAGCAACAACTGAAGATGTTGCAAATGTTGTAGTTCTTGTAGATGGCAAAACAAAAGCCTATTACCAAGCAACCGCGCCAACTTCAGGGATGACCGAAGGCGATATTTGGTTTGATACTGATGATGGCTACAAACTTTACTATTACACAGGCAGCGCTTGGACTTCGGTGCAGGATACTTCAATTGCCGCCGCCCAGTCAGCAGCAACTGCAGCGCAGACAACGGCAGATGGTAAAAATAAGATTTACCGCCAGGGAACTACACCAACAGGCACATTCTCAGTTGGCGATCTTTGGTTTAACACATCAAATGACAACGCGATTTCACGCTGGGATGGGTCAACTTGGGTAGCCAATACACTTGGCAACAACGCGCTTGCCAGCATCTCAGCCAACAAAATTACCGCTGGAACAATTGATGCTTCAGTTATTACTGTTTCAAACATCAATGCTGGAAATATCTCAACTGGAACTTTGGCTGCAGCTCGAATTGCTGCTGGTTCTTTAGATGCCAGCAAAATTACCGCTGGAACAATTACTGCAACTCAAATTTCCTCATCATATGTATATGCAGGAACAATTGCTGCTGGCAATATCACTACTGGAACATTGAGCGCAACAGTTTCTTTGGCTGCAGTTTCAGGAACTATTGGTGGTTTTACGCTTGCCTCAACTTATCTCAGCGGTTCAGGTGGCTTTACACTTTATTCAAATGGCACTATTGATGGTGGACTTTCCAACACTCTTTTCTACGGGTATGCAAACATTGGTGGTGGTCCTGCTACTGGTGAACGATTTATTGTTACAGGCAATTCAAGTTTTGTTGGGCAGGCAATCTTTAGCGGAAATACAACTTCCC